ACGCATACAAAACCATTGGTAACACTGTTGGTACACCTGGCACAACCCCCGCCACTTCTTTGGTCTTGTTGCAAGCCCAGCAGAAGCTGAACGAAAACGCTGCTGTGATGTCTCCACGTTACGCTACCGTAAACCCTGCTGCTAACGCTGGCTTGGTTGAAGGCATGAAAGGTCTGTTCAACCCAACAGACACTATCAGCAAGCAATTCAAGAACGGCATGATGGGCATGGGCGTGTTGGGCTTTGAAGAAGTCAACATGTCTCAGTCTATTAAGCAGCACACAACTGGTTCACGCAGCGCTTCTGCTTCTACATTGGTTAAGACCCCAGGCGTTACTTCCGAAGGTTCAGCAACCATTCTGTTGGAGCAAGGCTCTGTAACAACAACAATCAATGCTGGTGACGTGTTCACTATCAGCGGTTGCAATGCTGTTAACCCACAGACTCGCGAGTCTACTGGTTCATTGTTCCAATTCGTGGCTTTGACTACGGCTACTGCCTCGTCTGGTACTTGGACTGTGACCGTTGCTCCTATGTACTCTGCTAGCCACGCTTTGGCCACTATGAGCGCATTGCCCGCAACTGGCGGTGTCGTGACCTTTGTGGGCGCTGCATCTACTCAGTACGCACAAAACTTGGTTTACCACAAAGATGCGATCACATTTGCGACCGCTGACTTGTTGTTGCCCCAAGGCGTTGACATGGCTGCCCGTGCCGTTCATAACGGTATCAGCTTGCGTGTGGTTCGCCAGTACGACATCAACAACGATCGTTTGCCTTGCCGTATTGACGTTTTGTACGGTTTCAGCACAATTCGTCCACAAATGGCCTGCCGTATCTGGGGCTAATCTGAATGCCCCCTCGGGGGCTTCATTTCGTAACATCTTTTAAAGGAAAATATCATGGCTCTCCCTAATGGTGCTGGTGGCTACCAGCTTGGCGACGGTAATATCGGCGAAGCACAACTGTTTGTTCAAGGCGCTCCTACAGCTGTAGCTGCTGCTGCGACAATGACAACTGCTGAATTAGCAAATGGTTTGTTTGTATTTGACGGCGCTGCTGGCAACTTGACATTGCCAACAGTGGCTTTGGTTGAAGCAGACATTTCTAGTGCTTCTAAAGTAAACGCAGCGTTTGACTTTTTTATCATCAATATTGACGCATCCGGTTCTGATTCAGTCACTTTGGCTGCTGGCACTGGTTGGACAATTGTTGGTGTTGCTGCTGTAGCGGTTAATACTTCGGCCCATTTCCGCGCTCGTAAAACAGGCGACGGCACTTGGACTGCTTACCGCATTTAAATTAAATGGGGGCTTCGGCCCCTGTTTTAAAAGGAAACATCATGCCAAATACAAAAGCTGTAGGCGTTGCGTATAGCGACCCTGAATTTGAAAGCGTAACCGTAACTGGCGCGTCAGCGTTTCAGGCGGTAACTGCTACGACCATAACCGCTACAACCGTTACCGGCAATTCAACCGGCACGTCAACTGGCGCTATTCGTCTTCCTGTTGCCGCTGTTGCGGCGGCTGGCAGTAATCAAGGCAATGCTGCTGCACTAGCTGAAGGTATCAATGTCGTTTCGGCGGCAGATGGCACTAAAGGCGTAATTTTGCCTACAGCAGTAGCTGGTATGGTAATTATTGTTAAAAACACCGCTGCTGGCGCGCTGAATATTTATCCCGCCACTGGCGGGGCAATTAATGCAGTTGCGGCTAACGGTGCGTATAGCATCACAAACCTTACCAGTTCGTTGTTGGTAGCGTCTTCTACTACTCAGTGGTATTCTGTTCCATTGGTAGCATCCTAACCAAAAGGGGGCTAATCACCCCCTTTTCTTTAATATGAACATTTATCTTAGCCACCCTGATCACGGCTGTAAAGTTGCCACAATGGAACTTGAAGCTGAAGCAGATGAAAAAAATGGCTGGACACGCTACAATGTAGACACGCCTTCGGACTCCGAAGATGCGGCCCCTGTAAACGTATTGGGGACAAAACGCAAATCTACCCGTCGAACTCAAGTTGTCGAGGGTGCAACCGAAGGAGTCTGAGAATGGCAACGTACACCGCTGGCGAACAAATCAACCGAGCATTGCGCTTGCTAGGTGTACTAGCTGAAGGTGAAACACCCTCGGCAGACATGTCAAATGACGCGTTGACTGCGCTCGATCAGATGATTGATTCGTGGAATACCGAGCGACTTTCGGTGTTTGCCACACAAGATCAAATCTTTACTTGGCCTGCGGGTCAAATCACTCGCACTCTTGGCCCATCTGGTAACTTTGTAGGGTTGCGCCCAGTGTTGCTAGATGATGCAACGTATTACCGTGACCCTGGCACAAACGTGTCGTTTGGTATTAAGTTTATCAATCAGCAACAGTATGACGGCATTGCGGTTAAAACCGTGACGTCTACATACCCGCAAGTTATTTTTGTCAATAACACATACCCTAATATCACCATGACGGTGTACCCCCAGCCTACACGGGACTTGGAGTGGCACTTTATTTCGGTTGAGAAGTTAAATCAGCCTGCTACGTTGGCAACACAAATGTTGTTCCCACCTGGCTATTTGCGGGCGTTTACTTACAACTTGGCAATGGAAATCGCGCCTGAGTTTGGCGTTGAACCAAGCCCACAGGTACAGCGCATTGCCATGACTAGCAAACGCAATCTCAAGCGCATCAATAACCCAGATGATGTGATGTCGTTGCCTTATGCAAGTGTGGCGACACGCCAGCGTTTCAACATTTACGCTGGTAACTACTGATGAAAACACCGATTCTGGGCGGCACTTATGTTGCGCGATCGGTAAATGCTGCCGATGCCCGCATGGTCAATCTTTTCCCCGAGGTTGTTCCCGAAGGTGGAAAAGAGCCAGGTTTTTTAAACCGCGCGCCTGGCTTGCAATTTCTTGCCAATATGGGCGATGGCCCCATTCGTGGTCTATGGCAGTTTGGCGGGTATGGGTACGCCGTATCTGGCGAAACACTATATAAAATTGATTCAATTTGGAACACCACAGAAATTGGCACGGTTTCTGGCTCGTCTGGCCCCGTCAGCATGTCGGACAATGGCACACAGCTATTCATTGCTTGCAATGGCCCTAGTTTCATTTACAACAGCCAGACACTAGCGTTTGCTCAAATTACTGATCCCGATTTCCCCGGTGCTGTTACCGTGGGTTATTTAGATGGTTACTTTGTGTTTAATGAGCCAAATAGCCAGCGTTTGTGGATTACGCAGTTGCTAGATGGTACATCCATTGAGCCACTTGATTTTGCAAGCGCTGAAGGCTCTCCTGATGGCTTGGTGGCGATTTTAATTGACCATCGCGAGGCATGGCTGTTTGGAACTAACTCAGTTGAGGTTTGGTATGACTCTGGCGCTGCCGATTTTCCATTAAGCCCCGTTCAAGGCGCGTTTAATGAAGTGGGTTGTATTGCTGCATTTTCGGTTGCTAAACTTGACAACGGTATTTTTTGGTTAGGGGCTGATGCCCGTGGCCGTGGTATCGTTTACCGCGCCAATGGCTACACGGCCCAGCGCGTGTCTACCCATGCTGTTGAATGGCAGATTCAGCAATACGGCAATTTGTCAGACGCAATTGCATACACATACCAACAAGACGGCCATTCGTTTTATGTGCTTATTTTCCCTTCAGCTAACACCACATGGGTGTATGACGTTGCCACTTCGTTGTGGCATGAACGGGCAGCGTTTATCAATGGCGCATTTACCCGCCATCGGTCAAACTGCCAAATGTCGTTTAACAACGAAATTGTTGTGGGCGACCATGAACTTGGCAACATCTATGCGTTTGATTTAAATGTATTTTCGGATAATGGCGAAGTTCAAAAATGGCTTCGTTCGTGGAGAGCGCTTCCTACTGGAACAAATGATTTAAAACGTACCGCGCAACACTCGCTTCAACTTGACGCTGAGACAGGCGCAATTGATTCTAGTGTTACTACCCCAATTGTAAATGTCGACGTTTCTAACCCAAATGATGATTTGCTAACTGAGAGTGGCGATTTTTTAGTATGGGAATATTTTGCTGGTAATTTAATTGAGGCGTTGTTGACTGAATCTGGCGATAACCTTGTTCAAGAAGACGGCGGTAAAATTGCTCTTGTTATAACTCCAATTATCGTCGTAGGCGGTAAATTGTTGATTGAAAAAAATCAACCTACGGCAACAGCCATTGATCCTCAAGTTATGCTTCGTTGGTCTGATGATGGTGGTCACACTTGGAGCAATGAACACTGGCGATCAATGGGCAAAACAGGCCAATGGGGGCGCCGCGTTATTTGGCGCAGATTGGGCATGACTTTAAAACTACGCGACCGCGTATATGAGGTGTCAGGCACTGACCCCGTAAAGATTGCGATCATGGGCGCTGAACTTAACATGAGTCCGACAAATGTCTGAGTCAACAAATATCACTAAAATCCCCGCCCCTCGGGTGGAGTTGGTTGATCAACGCACGGGTTTAATTTCGCGTGAATGGTTTCGCTTTTTCAATAACATTTATGTAATTACGGGTGGTACTACTCAAGGCATTACGCAAATTCAAAACGGCGGTACGGGCGCGGCTACGGCTGCCCAAGCGCGCGCGAATTTGGGTGCGGGTACAGTTACTCGGGTAACTGGTGCAGGTTCTGCTAGTGGATTGTCATTGGTTGGCGATGTTACAACTACTGGTTCAATTACGTTGCAAGGCACGGTTGTTGTCGATTCTGGCAATTTTGTGGGGACTATTGACATTGGCACTCAAACCAGTGGCAATCTTGATCTTGCCACCCGCGTTGGCGGTGTATTGCCTGTTGCCAACGGCGGCACTGGTTTGTCTGCCCGCCCTTCGGTTGCCACCAAAGTTGCAGACTTTACGCTTGCTGACACTGAAGGATGGGTCATTAACAACAAGTCAGGATCGACTTGCACGGTTACATTGCCCGCAGCCTCTGCTTGGGTTGGCCGCGTCGTGACGTTTAAAAATCTACAACTTCAGACATTGGTGTCAGCTTCTAGCAATGTTGTGCCTTTGATTGGCGGCGCTGCGGGTACGGCAATTCTTCCCGGGCTAGTGGGCGCATGGGCAACCCTTGTGTCTGACGGCACAAACTGGGTGGTGATGGCAGCATGATGACTTACGCGCCATCCTCAGTAACTTATGGCAAAGGCTTTGCTGTTACTTTGTCTATGGCCAAAAAAGTCAAAGCGCTTGAAATTGAATTACTTAAGATGCCGCAAGCTGACATTGTAACAACCCACAGATTCTTGCCCGGCGTATACGAACGGGCGATTACTATCCCTGCATGGACTGTGTTAACAGGGGCTGAACACAAAACTGCCTATCGTGTGCGCTTGGAAAAAGGCATAATTGCGGTAAATACGGATGATGGCGTTAAAGTTCTTACAGCGCCTTGTGAATTTGAAGCCAGTGCAGGAATGCAACGCGCTGGTCGGGTCTATGACGAAGAAGTGATTTGGGTTGACATTTACGATAACCCTGACAACTGCACAGACCTTGCAATTTTGGAAGACCGGCTGTATGTTGTTCCTGAGTACGGATTAGCTGATAGCCGAACCGATGCTCAAAAAGCACAAATTGGTTATATGTTGTTCTTGCGCCAATTAGACACAACATACAGCAGTATTCAAACAGAGTTGGTTGGGGATAATATATTTGAGGCCGCTGCGCGTAAAATCAGTGCAAGCGATAGATTGTTGGTCAATTGCAAAACGTCAACGAGCGCCAATTTTGGCGTTACGGCGTAAGGAGAAATATTATGGCAGGATTTGTAGCAGGTGCAGTACTTGTTGGCTCGATATACTCGGCCAACAAAGCGTCAAAAGCTGCGACAGCAGCAGCAGAAACTCAAGTTGCGGCGGCTGAAAAATCAAGCGACGTGGCTTTGCAAGTTGCCGACAA